ATGCCCGAGAGAATCAAGATGAAAATTGGCAGGGCGAGTTATATTCAGCGTGTGGGTGAGAAGGATTATTTGAAGAGTAGGAGCCGAATTGAGAGTGTGCCTCTGCGCAAGCTTGTAAAGCTAGCCCGCATGGGAGGACGGACTTGGCGTTTGCTTCAAGAGGGAAGAGACTTCTTTCTTGTGTTAGAGGCGTTGACTTGGGAAGAGGAAGAGAAAGCCATTTAGAAAGAAAAGTATCTGTAGTTTTGTTGTTATATATTGTGTTTTTGGCACCATTGCTCCACCTCCGCAAGAGCCATTTGGCGCACTTGCCTAATTCCTTCCATCAACGCTATGGTGTAGAGCAGTGATAGCGACACTCGAAACCCTTTCTGAGACTTGACCCTTTGCTGGTCCAATCGATGGAGTTCACGTTCAAACTCCCACTTCCAATCGGATGGCAAATGAAAACTCACGTGAGTTTTATGCTTCTTAATCGGCACCTGCTTCGCGCCTTCATCTTCCAAGCTTACCGTATGCCGTGCCTCTCATCAAGACGCCGACCTCTCTGCGGGTTTCAGAGAGAATCTCAGCTATGCGAGGCGGTTCAGCAATGAGCGTCAGCGATGTCTCAAACTCGCCCTCGTCGTCCACGAGGTGTTCAACCGCTTGAATGCGATAGTCGGCGTCAATGTTCTCGTTTGGACTCACTACACGTATGGTTTCGCCTGCAACTATGCGTGGGTCGCCTAACACTGTAACCCGCAAAGACTCGGCTGGGTCTTTCCTATACTTCAGTTCAGCGTCCGCTACTTTGGCGCAGGCGTCGTCTGAAACCAATGTCTCGTCAACAATGGCTAACTCGCGCACTCCATACTTTGATTCGCTGCCAGAGTCTTCAGCAACTGCGCTCCATCGACAATGGCTGAAATATAAGTTGTCAATCCAGAAGGCGCCTGTGCCCGTGCCAGAGAAATGAGCGTCAAAGAGGAGTTTCTTGATTTTCTCCCAGTTGAAGTTGGCTATGTTGCCGCCCGACCATTCGTCTGCGTGTTTTGCTCCACACATGAAGCTCTCAAAGTGCCACTTTTTGTTGTTGCCGATTCTGTATTCTTTCGCCGCCCAATTGCCATTTATGTCCTCAAGAATTAGTGTCACCTCACCGCTGAACGCTGACTCCTCCTTGATCTGAAAATTGATGCTAGGGTAAACATTCGAGTTGATTTCCTTTCCAGCATTGATCGTAAAGACGGCACGTCCGTAATAGTCCGGAGTCGTCGTGGCGTGTTTGATGCAGTAGCTGCCCACGATTTTTTCTGCGCTGTCCAGAGAAACGCTTCCTGTGCCTGTTCCGCTGCTCCACGCGCCGTCGCTGGGTGTAAGGCTCTCGGTCCACGAGTCCTTGTCCAAAGGATAGGGCTTAGACGCTTCACCATACACGAAGATTTTGTTGCGCACACGCTCTATGGCGGATTCATGCTCGCACAGAGTGATTATCCCATCTAAGGAAACAGCGCTGGCGTACTTGCTCTTGGGATAAAATTTGAGGTCGCCTTCCTCACACTTGAAATCGTAACCGATTACATTAGTGGCGTTTTTGGCAGTCTCAGCCACGTACTTGACTATTTCCCATGCAGGCTTGTTCTTGTACTCTTCCTCAGTATAAGTGCTGTTGGTGGTTTCCACACCCACGCTGGCTAAGGGCGTGTAGTTGGCGAGCACGTCCTTGACGATTTCTGACCCTTCTTTATTCGCGTACTTCTTTGTTACGAGTCGATTGAAGAGTTCGGCGCCTAAATCACGTCCTCGAAGGCGCAGATAATGCTGTGGACCCCGAAGCGATGCCTCTGCCCGTTTGGCAACAGCATCTATTCTACCCTTGAATACCTTCACCCAAGATTCGCCGGTTCGTGACATGGCTACTTCAATCAAGTCTCCAGCCGTGATCTGGTCTGTGTACTTTGCATCGTAGTTTTGTAATAGGCAGTTAACCGAACCCACTTCTTCTGTGACAGCCAAGTGAACGTTCAACTCAACCACGTCTAAATCGTCGGATGGCGTCAACATCGTCTTCTCGCAAATCTTCACGTAGTCAAACTTCACCGTGTTGCCAGCCACTCCACTCACGGTCAAGACAACCTCGTCGATGTCGCCAAGGTAGGGCGGAGTTTCCACGCCTTCGTTCTGCAAGTCAAATATTTTGATTCCAGTATCCAAGAAGACCTTTGAAGACTTTGTAATGCCAGCTAGTTTAGCCTCAAACTTCCAAGAAGAACCAGTCAACTCAGTGCACTTTATTATAGCGTAACGATGCGTTGCTGTAGTGAAACTCCAACTTTTCTTCATTGAAGTCGATGGGTAGGATGCGCCGATGGTTAGGGTTCCAATTTTTCCGTCAGTTGTTACCGTTCCTTGACTAACAGTCCAACCGCTTGCGAACACATCGTCAAAATATTTGACACCGCGAAACACATCAACTCGGCACTGAGGATAACCAAGGCTCACGACAAAAGACCTCCTAAGCGGAAGAAGCATGAACACAGCGGCTTTGTGGAACATCATAAGTCATCGCCGTTCACACAACCGCATCTAATAGTAGGCGCCTCGCCGCGAAATGCGCTCATATTCCGCCTCTTCTCCGCGGCGTCTTCCAACCCTCTCCTGTCTGGTTAAAGCAGTGTTGTACTCTTCCTGTGCAGATGCAGCGTCTCTTGTCGCCGACGCTAACCAGGTCATGTAGGCAGCGGTTGCAACAACCAAGCCCACACCTAAGGTTAACAGCGCAATCTTCATGGCTAGGGCGGCGTTGAAAGCCCAAGTCACCTTAGCCGCGATGGTGGTGGCAACAGCGTACACCTTCTGTGCCACTGCGACGCCCCAGCTGGACCGTAAGAAGATGCCTAAGGCAGTGACCGTATAACTAATGCTTGCTAACCAACGCTCCTGCTCAGCCGTCAAAAAGCCAAACTGACGCCCCAAGACAGCAACCGCTCGGCTGGCTGCACCCAAACCAGCCATGACTGTTCCAGCGGTTCTAACCCTTTCAGCCATGGTTTGCGCGTCGGAGCTCACGCGTCCAAACTCGCTGTTGGCTCTGTTCACCGCGCGAATAACAACGCTTATCTCGTGAAAGCTCATCGGCTAGCCTCCAAAATGCTCTCGTTGACCGCTTGGCCGATAATGTTAACCAATTGAGGACTATATGCCTCTACTGCTTGTGAGAGGAAACCGCGACCCCGCATGAATCGAGTTCCAAACTCAACGTAGGCAGCATAAGGCGCGGAGGTTCCGACCTTCACTGTCCATTCGGCTGTTTCTGCAAAAATCGTGGAGCGCAGATAGCCAGTGCGAACCGGTGCCATGCGTTGAGCTGTCTCTTTGATGGAATCAGCCAATTCTTGAAGCCGCTGTTGGACACGCGCTTTCATAGAAGCGTCTACATGTTCCATTTTCAACCGAAACTCGTCTTGACCCTCAAACTTAATTTTCATCTCAACCGACATTTCGAGCGCCTCGCTTCGTCCTTTCAACTTCCTCTTCAGTCTGGCGGTCCATCTCGTTCAAGATGACAACAAACTCTTCGATGGTTTTGGCTGATTGACGATTTAGCTGCTCCGGTGTCCAACCGAACTCTTTGCACAGTCGAAACCTCGTGAGGCTCGGATGCGCTCTGCCGCGTCTCATCGCCCTCACGAGTTTTTTGCCTCCTCCGCCGACAAGCCGCAGAGCCGATTGACAACCGTGCTAAAGAGTTCGCCGAGTTCGATTGGGACGCCGTTCTCTTCGTCAAGTAACCGCTCCAACGTGATGGGCTTGGCTGCTGGCTGCTCTTTCAAGCTTGCCCAGATGGTCTCGGCTTGGATGGCTGGAAGATCGCTGCTCACTATTTGACCAGTCACTGGATGATACTTGGTGTATTTGGTGATGGTTCTGCTCCTCTTCATCCAAGTGATTTCCTTGAAAACATAGCGGCCAGCATATTCTTCACCAAATCGCTTGTCCACTTCGACTGCTTCTGTTCTCATTGCTGGCTGTGCTCCTTTTTGGTTAGGATATTGTTAAGCCCTTGGCTTCCCACTCCAGCGTCTGAGCCACCATGTCCTCAATCTTAGTCGGCAGTCGGCTTGACCCCCACTTGCAACCCGTGAACGAGAAATTGGTTCCGCCGATGTTAAAGAGCAGAGTAAACTCAGTGTCGCCTAGTATATCGTCCAGCTCTGCTTTAGATTCAAAGTCGGCTCGAACTGACCCTTGCAGAACCTCGTGACGCTCTGGCAAACTCTTGATTAAATACGGTGTTGTCGCCCTTATCACTGGTTGCCGCTTGAGATTGTTGACGATTTCAAAGTTGAAGTCGCTGAAACGCGTGACTTCCACTCCTGCCTTGCTTATGGAACAGTCGCTTCCAGTCAGAGGACTCGTTGTAGGCTCGGTTTCGTAGCTGGCTCCGATTTTGGCTGTTCCAACCGCCACGTCTTGCCCGATCAGGTCTATTGTGACTTTAACTGGGTCTTCGATTGAAACCTCAACTTTAGCTCTGTCGACCTTGATTCCCTTATGGTTTAGGCTGATAATTCCGCTGGTTTTTTCATAGTAAACTTCGACGCTTGTTGACTTCAGAGATCTAACGTAATTGAAGAAGTTCCAGTTCTGCGGCGTGTAAACACATTTAAGGTCGATGTGGCGCAGTCCTCGCCTTATGGCTCTGACGTTTCGTGAGCCTATTCCCCGCAACAAGATGTTTCTCTGGTCAAGCGCTGGCTCTATTTCTTGTATCGCGCCGATGCAGAGCATGGCTGGGTTTGTCGGTGTAGCGCCGTATGTTGCTTCTTCGACGTAGTAGGCTTTGGCTTCCTCGCCCGTGTAGACTGTTGAAGACATTTTTCTTCTTCATTCCTCCTTTCTTGTTAACTCATCTTGACATAACGATGCGTTGTGACCGTGACTTCCACCTTCCAGTGGGGCGGCTTCGAGGACGTGTCCTCACTCTCAGAAACACCGCGGATGTCGACAAAACTGAGGCTGCCGCCCGGATTCTTCCGATTAGCCCTAATGATTCGCTCAATTTCGCGCCTTATCTTCCAGCGCATCTCTTTGCCAGTTATGCCTGTTTTGTCTATGCTCCAGCCGGTTATACGGTAGCGGTCGCTGTAGCGAACCCATGAACCGCCTACGTTCAGTTTTTCCATGACACTCTCTGTTAAGCCCATTGTGATTTGGGCGTCGAAGTCTTTGAAGAGTTGGCTGTTGAACCATTCTTGGCTCACGTGGACCGTGGCTGGCGTGAGGTTGTCGTCTTTTGTCAGCGTGATGTTGCTTTTGATTAGGTTCATGAGGGTTGTTTTGGGGTCTTCAACACTCATGTCAGGGTCACGCTCCGGCTAGGATGCAGGTTGCAACAGAGACTAGTAGGGGTCCACGTGCGTTGGTGTTGACGTAGCAGCGTCCGTCGGGCCAGACACAGTCTAATACGGCTCCGTTGGACAAGGTGCACCAGCGCATGAATTTGAGCGCCTCGTCGATGTGTCGGCTGTATCTTGCAGTGTCGACCTTTTCCATAGCGGTTTTCATCAGCGCTGCATA